GGAATCGCTTTGAGACTCAAACGTTTGAAGCAGTCTTCAAGAAGATGAGTCGCTCGGCTTTCAACGATCTCATTGACAAGGGTGATGACGCTCTTGTTGATGGGATCCTTGAAGGCTGGGAGTGCATCAACGATGAAGCTGGCAAACCGGTTCCTTTTACTGAAAAGAACAAGAGGGAGCTGTGTGACGACCCCTACGTCATGAAGGCTTTGATTCAGGCGTATGCCGATAGCGTTACTGGAGCGCCGGCAAAAAACTAAAGGCCGCCGCTGAGTACTGGGCGAAAGGCGGCGTTGTAGACGAACGTGAGGCCGATCTGAAGGCTCTTGGCGCCAGTGAGGAGCAGATCGCTGCTGCGCGTTTGCAAGCTGTTCAGCAGGACTGTGAGATCTGGGAGGAGAACTGGGACATCGTGGTGATGTTTATCCGCATGTCGACGCAATGGCACACGAGCATGGCGGGACTGACAGGATTGAACTACCCGAGTCTTGAATGGCTCTGTAAGCTGTATTCAGTCAAGGATCCTGTCGCTGTCTTTGAGGGCGTTCAGGTCATGGAAATGGCTGCCCTTTCCGTTTTGAATGCGAGCCGCAAATGAGTTCAATCACCTCGGAAATCAAGCTGCGCATCAAGGCTGAGGGCGAAGCAGTCTTCCAAGGGCTTAGTGCGAAGTTAAATAATCTTGCAAATCAAACAACAATATCGTCTGCAAAATTCAAAGTTTTATCAAATGAACTGCGCGATGTTCAAGAAAAAACTGGCGCCAACAGCATAAAAACTCTCAAAGACTATGCCGCTTCTTGGCGTGAATTGGCGAACAGTGTTGATGTTGCAAGTAAAGAATTTAAGGACGCAACTGCTCAAGCCTCAAAGTTTGAAGCTCAAGCGGCAAAAGCACAAGGACGCCGTGGTGGTGGTGGAGGCAGGATTGGAGCTATTGCAGCAGGTGCCAGTTTTCTTGGACCAGATGAGCTGATTGGTGCTGCTGGTGGCGCTGCGTTGGGAAGCGTTATTCCCGGTGCTGGTACTGCCGCTGGTGCAGGTATTGGCGTGGCTGTTGGCAGCATGGTTATTAAACCATTGCGGGAAGCTTCAGGGGCTATTGCCAAATACAACAACGATCTCAATCTTGCAAAAATAACCCTTGCTCAAGCCTCTAGCAGCCAAGAGGATTATTCACGGAATTTGCAAATTGCAAGAAAAGTAAGCGAAGATTACGCGACTTCTCTCAAGGAAACAATTTCGGGTTACGCACAAGTTTCAGTAGCTGCGCGTGCCAATGGATTGAGTCTGAAAGAAACAGAAACGATCTACAGGGGTGTTGTTGCTGCTGGCATTGCGTTTGGTAAATCTCAAGAAGATATCAATGCAATTGTTCGCGCCACCGTTCAGGTGCTTAGCAAGGGCAAGGTAAGCGCCGAAGAAATGGGCGGTCAGATTGGTGAACGCTTGCCCGGTGCTGTTGCCAAGTTTGCTGCAGCCACTGATCGAACACTGCCGGAATTGGCAAAAGCTTTTGAGCAAGGCGAAGTAAAAATTGCCGACTTCGTCAAATTTGCCAAGCAACAATTAGATGATTACGACGAAATTGCCAAAATCATTGGTGATTCGCCGGCAAAGGCAGGTGCCCGACTACAAATTGCTTTGGATACTGCAGGCGAAAACTACGGCGGATTCTTTCAGAAGATTGGAGCAGGTTTGCAAGACAGCCTTGCCAAAACAATTAGCTGGGCAAATCAATCGGCCGTGCCCATTAAACGAGTCGCAACTTTGTTCTTTAATCTTGGTCGCGACATAGTCAAAATTCTGGTATCTATCAGCAAAAAATTACTTGAATTTGGCAGTGGATTTGCAAAAATATTTTACGATCTTGCAACGTTCCTTCCCCGTCAAATAGCCAAAGCATTTGGCACTACTCCAGAAAAAATCTTTGGCAAAGCAATTGGAACGCTTAAAGAAGGCTTTAAACAATACACTTCAAATTTTGCAGATTATTTTCCGACTTTTGAACCAGGTGCTGGTTTGTTTGGCGGTGGTGAAGGGGCAACACCCGGATTAGACACAGAAGGGGCGGCAAATAAAAAAGAGAAAAGAACTAAAAAAATTATTGATCTTACAAATGAACAATTGCAACTTGGCTTGGACACCGTAAACCTTGAACGACAAGGTCTTGATATTCGCGCCGAATATTCAAAATTTTTGCAACGAGAACTTGATTTGCAGAAGAGGCTTGAACGCGGTCAGATTGGCGTTAATCAAGCAATTCTTGAAGGCGCTCAATCTCAGCAGCAATTAGAGCAAGCAATTGAAAATGCATTTAAAGGATATGGCAAAGACGTGATGAAGGCTCTGGACGAAGAAGCGGAAGCAAGGGCGCAAATTAATATATTAATTTCAGATGCACAATTTAAAACAAAAGTTTTAAATGAAGAAGATCAGAAGCGTGTACAAATTAATCAATATTTGTCGCAAGTTATTGAAAAATACGCCGGAATTTTAAGTTCTGAAGAACTTCTTGAGGCCATCCGTAAAATCAGGGAAGCAATGGAGGGTGCCGCAAAGGCAACTGGTAGCTTTGGCGAAAAGGTTGCCAAATCATTTGCTGATGTTGTCAAAAGTTCTGGCGATCTTGCTAATAATCTTGGTACAACACTTGGCAATGCATTTAATAGCCTAGGCGATCAACTTGCTGATTTTGTAACAACTGGAAAAATGCAATTTGCGGATTTTGCGCGATCTGTACTAAATGATCTCGCCAAGATTTTTGTTCGATTTGCATTGTTTCAAACCTTGAAAGCCTTGATTCCTGGCGGTAGCGGACTGGCAAAAGCCTTTGGTTTTGCTTCTGGTGGCATCATGACTCAGCAGGGTCCACTTCAATTGCGTCGTTATGCAGCCGGTGGCATTGCAACTAGTCCACAAATGGCTATTTACGGCGAAGGAAGCCGTCCTGAAGCCTATGTACCGCTGCCTGATGGCCGCACAATTCCTGTAACCATGAAGGGTGGTTCAGATATGGGCAGCGTTGTGGTGAACGTCGACGCAAGTGGTTCTAGTGTTGAAGGTAACGGCGGTCAGGCCAACCAGCTTGGCAAGGTAATTGGTGCTGCTGTGCAGGCAGAATTAATCAAACAACGTCGTCCTGGAGGCTTGCTTGCGTAATGGCTACTTTCAACGACGCCACTGTTGGCACCAGCACCGGTGGCACCACGCCTGACTTTGGCGTTCAAAAGCAATCACAACCTGTTGTCAATGCCGTCAAGTTTGGCGATGGCTACGAGCAGCGTGTTCAATTTGGCATCAATCAAAATCCTAAGAAATGGGATCTGACTTGGAGTGCTAAGAGCAATACCGACGCAACAGCGATTGAAGCGTTTTTTGATGCTCGCGGTGGCACAGAAAGCTTTGACTGGACGCCGATTAATTCTGCGACTGCATACAAATGGGTGTGCAGATCTTGGAATCGCAGTTTTGATCTTGCAGACATCAATACGATTACTGCCACATTTGAGCAGGTATTTGAAGCATGACGACACCAACGTCAATCCAAACCGAGATCCAAAAACTGGATCCGTCAGCCATTATCGAGCTGTTCCAGTTGCAGCTCACGCTGGCGGTTAACGGTATTGACACCACCTTTTACTACCACGCCGGCACCAATGCCCTGACTACCGACGTGGTGTTCCAAGGCATCACCTACAGCGCCGCGCCCATTGAGGTAGACGGTTTTGAGCTGACTTCAAAGGGTACGTTGCCGCGTCCCACCATGCGGATTGCCAACGTCACTGGCGCGATCTCGGCATTGCTGCTGACCTACAACCCGCTGCAGGCCAAGGTCACCCGCATTCGCACCTGCAAGAAATTCCTCGATGCCGTCAACTTCCCTGGTGGTGTCAACCCAACCGCCGACCCGACCGCCAAGTTCGAGGATCAGGTCTGGTACATCGATCGGGTATCAAAGGAAAATATCCAGCTTGTCGAATTTGAACTGGTCAGCAAACTAGACCTGACCAACCTGCAGCTCCCTGGCCGGCAAGTGCAGGACTACTGCCCGTGGGTCTATCGCGGTCCCGAATGCGGTTATACCGGCAGCAGCTATTTTGACGTGAACGACAATGCTGTAGGCGTCAGCACTTCTGATGTTTGCGGCAAGCGGTTCAATAGCTGCAAGATCCGTTTCCAGTCCCAAGGCATTTCTGACTATCCGCATGGTGGTTACCCTGGCTCCCGAATCCAAATCTGAGGCCGAGCGCCACGCCAGATCCGCTGCACCCTACGAAGCCTGCGGTGTGGTGATCCAAGCCGCCACTGGTCAGATGTACTGGCCTTGCCGCAATGTTTGCGAGGAACCGGAAAAGCACTTCGTCATGCACCCGCGTGATTACTATCGGGCGTCCGTCAATGGCGAGATCTTTGCGATTATCCACAGCCACCCGAAGGGCGGACCTGCCAGCGAACTGGATCAGCGTGCCTGCAGGCAAAGCGGTGTGCCGTGGCTGATCTACTCCCTACCAACGGACGAATGGTTGACCATCGAACCCTGATCGGCTTGGAGTGGGACGACGACGGGCGCGACTGCTACACGATGGTGCGTGACTACTTCCGGCTGCAGGGCATCAAACTAAAGGACTTCGACCGCCCCGAGGATTTGCAGACCACGCCCAGCATTTACCTACGCGAGGCGGTGGCACTGGGTTTCGAGCGCGTGGAGTTTGAGCAACGCCGGCCTGGTGACGTGGCGATCATGAAGCTTGGCACGCTGGAGCCGATGCACGCTGCGATCTTCGTGGAACCGTGGCGGATCCTGCATCACATGAGAGGCCGCCTTAGTGCTGTGGAGTGGCTCAGCAGTTACTATGTGAGGAGCATCGCGGCGGTTTACCGATATGCAGCGGGTCTGCCTAATGGGTGAACTTGGCGAACGTTTTGGCGCCGAGCATACCTATTACAACCTGCGTAACGCCGCTGATGCGATCAAGCTCCTGTGCATCAACATGCCGGAGTTCAAGGATTATTTACTGGAATCAGAAGAAAACGGTATTGGTTATCAGGTATTGCAGGGCGGCGTTGATTTCAGCTACGAAGATTTAATCCTGCCATTTGGCGAAAGAGACCTTGTAATTGTTCCGGTATTAAGCGGTAGCGGTGAGGGTGGTGGCAAAGTTTTAGCCGGAATCGGTTTAGTTGCCCTTTCTTTTCTTTTGCCTGGTGCTGGTATTTTTGGCGCTGGTGCAGGTTTGCTCGGAATCACTGGCTCTGTCTCGACCATTGCCGCTCTTACTACCGTTGGCAGTGCTTTAAGTATTTTGGGTGCGAGCCTGATCATTGGCGGTGTTGCACAAGCTCTATCACCACAGCCGCAAATTCCAACGCTTGGTGGTTTTGGCTCCACGTCGTATGGCGGTGGGCGCATGGGCAGCCGCAACCGCACCAACGGTCCTGAGAATGTCACCTCTGGCATTGATGGCCAGCAGTCCTACGCCTACACGGGCGCCGCAAATTCCGTTGGTGTTGGTGCCACGGTGCCACTGGCTTACGGCAAAGTGCTGATCGGCAGCCACCTGCTCAAGTCGAAATTCCAGATTGCCGACGAATCTGATCCGGTGCTGACCAGCCTCCGCGCACCAAGCATTGACACAATCCGGCTGGGCAACGAAATACTGACTGATGAGTTCTCCGATAAGTCTGGTGTTATCGCTCGCCGTGTTTATCAGACAGCATTTAATACGCAGGCATACTTCGATCCTGTTAGCGCATACGGCGTCACCAACAGCACGCAACTAATCCGCACCGACGTTCAAAACGAGCGCCGTTATGCATCGCTGCAGGTCTACGGCGGCTACATGGCCA